TGTTGGCTATTTTAAGCGATATTAAGAATGGCGTAAAGTTTGACGCCGTAGGCAGCCTTAAAAATGATTGTTTCGATATTGTATTCAATAGTGAGGATCGTTTAATTCGTCGAACTTATGAATTAGAAAATCAAGATCAATTCAACGGCGTTGGAATTGTTAAGATTAACGGGCCAATTCTTATGGGTGGTGGCGCTTCGACTTTGGGAATGCTAGACGTTTCAAAAAATGTCTTATCAATGGCGAAGGATAACCGAGTCAAAGGATTTATTTTTGATATGGATTCTGGTGGTGGGTCAACTGCTGCTGTTGAAATAATGGTCGACACTATTAATGAGGTCAAAGCAATGGGAAAGCCCGTTTACGTTTTGATTTCAAAAGGCGGGACTTTAGCCAGTGCTGCTTATGGCATAGCTTCCGCTGCTGATGCAATTTACTATCAAAGCGATATGTCGATGGTTGGAAGTCTTGGGACTATGTTACAAACTGAGGGAAGAGCAGCAAACAGCGAAAAAGACGGTGTTAAATACATTAGGTTGTATGCTACAAAATCGGTTTTAAAAAATAAGCCAATTGAGGAGGCTTTAAATAATGATAATTATACTTTATTAGTTAATGAGCTTTTGGATCCAGTTAATGAAAGGTTTATTTCTACATTACAGGCAAACAGACCAAAGTTAACAAACAATCAACTAGACGGAAATGCAATTTTTGCAAAAGATGATTCTGGAATTTACTTAGACGGTAAATCAACAATTGAGGATTTATTTCAAAAAATAATAACAAATAATAATATTACAAATACCAATATTAATTTTAATTCAAACACCAAAATGACAAAACAAGAACTTCAATCACAACATCCAGAACTTTATAGTGAAGTTCTTGGAATGGGTGTAACTTCTGAATATGAAAGAGTCCAAAGCTGGTTGGCTCACAATGAAACCGACTCAAAAACGGTAATGGAGGGAATCGAGAGCGGTTTGGAAATTTCAAGCTCACAGCGTGAAAAGTTGTTAGTTAAATCTAGCAAAATTAAAACAGTTAAGCAAATGCAAAGCGAATCCGCAAAGGATTTTCAAACAGGCGAATCAACTCTTGACGCTGGACTTTCTGCTGAGCAAAAAGAATTAAATGCAGCATTTAACTTTAAACTCAAATAAATTATGAGCATTACAGCAACACAAAGAGATGAAACAAGAAATCAATCAACGGTTGATTTTGTAAGGAAAAATTTATTCCTATACGGCGCTAGATTTGCAAAAGGCTTGCTAGTTAATAACACAGATCCAGAAGCTTCCCAGACCGCAACAGTTGGTCAATTGGTCGTTAGAGATACCGACACGGCTGGTCAATTAGAATTAGCAACAGCTAGTAATTTAGCCGATGTTTTGGGAATTACTTTTATGGATACTACCGTTTTAGCGGATAACGCTGCAACCGTATCTATTGATTATGCAATTCGTGGAGATATTGACGGTGGATTGTTACAATTACCAGCAAATGTCACACTTGACACCACCGTAGGAAACAAGGCATTGAGAGACGTTCTTAATGATTTAGGATTTGTGATATTCGCAGTCCAAGAACAAACTAAAATCGATAATTAACTATGGCAATCACAATTCAAAATCATACAAAAACGATTGCCAGTAGGGTAGTCGGTACATTTGTAGAGGACAAACCAGTTTTAGCGGGATTTTCTGGATTTTTTCCAAGAGAAACCGCTTTGACTAGACAGGTAGATTTAGAAGTTCAACGGGACAATGATACTATCGCCGTGGACGTTCGAAGATTTACTGAGGGAAACAAAAATAAATTTAGTATCGTTACTGAAAAGAAATTTGAGCCTCCATATTTTAGAGAGGAATACGATTTTCAAAATGATGAAATTTATATGTCTACGATTGCGCTAGGCGTTGGATTGGAAAATTCAACTGTTAACGCAATTATCGCTCAAAACGCTTTGCGTAATATTAGAAAAATGCGTGATAAGATTGAGCGATCAATCAGAAAGCAGCAAGCCGATGTTATGCAAACGGGAATCGTTGAGCTAATCAATGGTGATTCAATTGATTATAAGAGAAAGGCAGCTTCAATGGTTGACCTAGGATCTAGTCAATACTTCACCAATGCAACTGCTAATCCTTTAGCAAGTATAAAAAACGCAGGTACTTTCTTGAGAGATGTTGGAGCGAGCGCATCAACAACTTTAAACATGGTTATGCGTGGCGAAGGGTTATCAGGTTTATTAAGCAATCCAAAGTTTAAATCAGAAGCCGACAACAGACGTATTAACCGTGCTGATGTACAATCTCCAGAATTTAATAACGTAACTGGTTTTGCTTTTCATGGTCAGATATCTGCTGGGGATTTCAATATTAATCTTTGGACTTATAACCAGAAGTATTCTGCTGCAAATGGCGATACAACTTATTACTTAGACAGTAATAAGGCGGTGTTTATTCCAGATGATTTCGCAGCAAAAACTGTTTTTGCTGGTTTACCAAACATGGTAGATCGTGAAATTAGCGGAGAAACGGCGTCAATGCCATCCGTTGTAGAGGCTGAATTTTTGCTTAGAGCTTATTCAGATATAAAGACAATGAGTTCAACTCTTGAAATCACATCAGCTCCTTTAGCAATGCCAATTACTATAGACAAAATTTACACAGCTCAAATTTTAGCGTAAAAGCGAAGTGAAATAAAAGCGAAGTAAAATAATTTAACGGCGGCTTAAAAACCGCCTTAATTAAAATAAAATGAAACAATACAGAATTATAACGTTTAAGCATCTTTTAGCAAGTAATAAACTCGCAGTTAAGGGCGATATTGTCAATGAATCAAAGTTTGTTAACATAAAAGAAAGCTTAAAAGGCGGATTTGTTGAAGAGGTAAAAGTTGAAAAGAAACCAAAACCTTTTAAACCAGCTAAGTAGATAAAATGAGCGGTAAACTATTAATAAAAGCAAGAAGGGACGCTAACAAGATCATGAAGGGAGGATTTAGTGATAGTATCACTCTAATTCATCCTAATACTGGTTTAACTATCGAAACCGACGGATTGACCTCTAAACATCATATTAATTTTGATTCTGATGGTTTGCCTATTAATAGTAAGAATGTTCATGTTTCTTTAGATGAAGCTGATTTAGTTAGTCAAAATTACAATCCTCGGAATAGTAATAATGAAGTTGCACTAATAAATCATTTGGTTAATGTAAAAGACTCAACTGGCAATCTAAGAAATTACGTTGTTATAGAGAATTTTCCAGATGAAACTTTGGGATTAATAACCTGCATACTTGGAGACTATGGCACTGATTAATAGCATTATTGGACCTTCGGGCGTTGAGTTGATAAAACATCAAATTGCCGCTATATTAAAGACTGAATTAGAGAATCAAAAGGCTCTACAGTCAGATGATTTTCCTATTAATGTTTTTGTTGATCGAATGGTCCCTATTGATAAGTCAGAAATTGTAGTTATTAATGTAAGGTTTGAAAGTCTGAATCCAGAATCAATAAATCAACACGGATCACAAGAAAACGCCACATTTACCGTAGACACTTGGGCGGTTGCAAAACAAACCTCAACAAAAAGAGGGGACTTGCTAAGCACGAATTTACGGGACAAAATCACTTTTCAGATTAAGGCAATTTTGCAAAGTAATTTTTATGTTACATTAGATTTTGTACCGGGTTTGGTTATGTCCTCAAATGTTCAAAATATTGAGCCATACGAGCCAAACAATAATCAAGACGCAAGTTTTGTGAGCATGGCACGCCTTAATCATGAAGTTAGATTTTATCAGAATTATAAAGTTGAGCAAGGGGTTTTATTAACAAATAATCTAACAACGGTTAAATTATCAGATACCGATTTAGGATATAAATATGAATTAATCAATTAATAAAAATAAAAAAACTATGGCAGCAATTTCAACGGCAGTAGGTTTAGAGCGTAGAGCGCGAGTAGCTGGTTATAGAATCACAAAAGGATTCTTTAATGAAACGAGCGCAAATCTAAATCAAATTATAGCTATTTTCGGCGAAGCCAACACGGCTAATCAGGGAACTTTAGACATCACAAAAAAGGAAGTCACCTCCGCTCAAGAAGCTGGAGAACTTTATGGGTTTGGTAGTCCAATTCATCAAATTTTAAGAATTTTACGCCCTGTAAATTCACCAGGAGTTGCGGGTATTCCTACAGTAGTATTTCCGCAAGAAACAGCAAACGATGCAACCGCTACATCTATAGAATGGACAGTTACAGGTAACGCAACAAAAAACGCTACTCATACATTAGTAGTGAACGGAAGGGACAATTTAGATTTTCAAACTTATGATTATTCAGTTGTAAAGGACGACACGCCAACTGCAACGGCTGCAAAGATTGTTTTAGCTGTTAACTCAGTTTTAGGATCTAGCTTTACAGCTACTTCATCCGCCGCTGTAGTAACTTTCACAACTAAATGGAAGGGAGCAACAAGCAAAGAAGGCAATGTTGTAATAAGCAACGAAGGAGACGCCGCTGGAGTTACTTATTCTCAAACAGATAGAACAGAAGGAGCTGGAACGGTAGATTTACTACCTAGCCTCGCTCAATTTGGATCTACGTGGTACAACTCAATAATTAATCCTTACATTGACAAGTTAGAAGCTTTTGAACAATTTAATGGTATACCCTATGGAACAACACCAACTGGAAGGTATAATGCGATTGACTTTAAACCTTCTTTCGCTTTTTTCGGTAGCACTTTAGATGATAAGGACGATTTGGTAGCAATAACAGGAGCCACGGATAGAATAAGTCAGGTTACTAACGTACTTTGCCCTGCTCCAAAATCAAATGGATGCACGTGGGAAGCTGCTGCAAACATGGTTGCGTTATCGGCTAGAATTATGCAAGATACGCCACAATTAACGGTAAATAATCAAAGTTATCCAGACATGCCTTCGCCAGCATCAGGAGTGATTGGAGATATGGCGGATTATAACAATAGAGATTTATTAGTCAAAAATGGATGCTCAACTGTTATTTTGGAAAACGGAGCATATAAGGTTCAGGATTTAGTTACAACCTATCATCCAGAAGGAGAGGTTCCTTTGCAATATGCTTATCCTAGAAATTTAAATATTGATTTCAATGTCAGAGAAGGATATGGGATTTTAGAAACTCTAAGCGTAAAAGATCACGTTATTATAGCTGATAACCAAGTTAGCGACGCTCAAAAAACTGTTAAGCCGCGTCAATGGCAAAGTATTTTGTCCGATTACTTTGAAGATTTAGCAAGTCGGGCCTTAATCACGGATCCAGATTTTTCGAAAGATAGTTGTTTGGTACAAAGGGGAGAAACAAATCCAGATCGTTTTGAATCTTTTTTCAGATATAAGAGAACTGGAATTGCCAGAATTGAATCCACAACCGTTGAAGCCGGTTATTAATTAATACAAAAACACAAACAAAATGGCAAAATACGCAGGAGGTGACATTATAGAGGTCACATGCAATCATCCAACTTTAGGCAGTTTCAAATTTGCTACTAAATCAAACGAATCCTACACAATGGACCCAGGAGGTTTTAGATCTAATGATGATGCAAATATGATTACAGGAGGCGGTGACATGATCGATCAAGTTAATCGGGTCCGTTGGTCATTCGAGGGGCCTTTGCAAGCTGATTTTATAAGCAACAATGAGTTGCTTAATTTACCAAAATTAGCGGAAAGTATGGATTTAGCCACATGGACATTTACTCATATTTCTGGCGTTACCTTTAGGGGTCGAGGTAAGTATGTAGGCGATATTCAAATCGACAGTAACACAGCACAGCTAACGGCTAAGATCGCTGGAGGTGGTAGATTGGAACAACTTTAAAAGTGGTAAGAAAGAGAAATAACAACGGCGGTGTAATAACCGCCACAATATAAAACCAATGAGCAAAGTAAGTAGAGAAGTAGCGTTTAAAGACGTTAAAAGTTATTTAGAATTACATCTAAAAAAAGAATTTAGGCGAAAACAAATGCCAGATTCTAAAATTTACGATGAATACGAGGATATGATTGAAGCCGTTGAAGATGGTTTGTTAATTATATCATCAAAAGGAAAAGTTGAATACACATTAAGATACCCTTTATTTACGGATAAAGAAGATTCCTCTTTGGCCATTAAAAAAGTTGAGATTAGAAGCAGAATAAAAGCTGCTGATAAACATGTTTTAATGGATGGTTTGGAAGTACAAAAAAAGTTAGGAACTTATACTTTGAGAATAATTGCTTATATAACCATGCTGCAAGAGGTGGATATTAAGGAATTAGAAAAGGATGATTTCGATACTTTAAATCAACTTTGCTCGGTTTTTTAGATGGGTGGCTAGCGGCTGCAAACATTGACGACATGATAAAATCGGTAGTTAATGAGCATCACTGGTCGCCTTCTATTATCGATCAAATGTACCTAGATCACCTAGATTATCATGGAATAGGTTATTGGTATGATAATGCAAAAGAAATGCACGATAAAATGAAAAAACCCGGTAAGTA